CTCAATCGGTAAATCTTCACCCCAAAGCGGCTTTTGACACATAATGTTTATAAAATCAGCCAGTGAACCGTACTCTTTCGGAACGTCTGCAATGATTTCATCATGTACATGTAGCACAACCGGATATTTACTCTCTTCAAGACGCAACACCGCTTCAGCTAACACATCTCTCGCCACAGCTTGTGTTATTGATTGCACTAAAAATCCACCGTAGGCTTTTATGTCTCCAAATTTATGCGTGTGGTTGTTGACACCTTTATAAATTATTTCTAACCCATAATCAGAGGCAACTAATTTTGCAGAGGGAAAGGACAACAATCGATCACTCGCTAATTTAAAAAGCAAATCTCCATTCACCATTTTAAAAACACCTTTACAGACTGGATATTCATTCCCATAGCTAATTGCATTTCTTGCTGCACGTTCAACGCTACTCCACAATCTGACAATATCTCTGTTGACATCGCGCCAATCGTTTCTGATTTTTAATGCTTGTGACTCAGTTACCTTCACGCCATATGCATCTGACATTTTTTGAAAAGCTCTAACACCACCTTGATAGCCAAGAGCTAGGGTTGCTACTTTACCGATAAACCTTTGTTGTTTTGTAACTTTTTCATATGGGACGTTAAACATCGATGACGCTGTTGCTTTATAAATGTCTTTACCTTTTATAAAAACATCAAGAGTATCTTTTGCTCCCGCTAACCAGGCTAAAACTCTTGCCTCGATTGATGCATAATCAGCAACTATTAGCCTATTACCTTGTGAGGCTGTGAGCATTCCTCGTAAACAACTAGCAAGTGCCTCCATAGGATCACCTGGTAAGTCCAATGGGTTTTCTTTTTTTAACAGATCGATAACTTCATCAACATTATCAACGGACGGCCTCGGCAAATTTTGGGGTTGAAAATGTCTACCGACCCATCTTCCTGTTGCTGCACCGTGGTAAGTAAGTAATCCGTGCGCTCTACCGTCTTTAGCAATACACGCTAACATTGCATCAAATTTTTTTGTCGATGTTTTACTTAAAGACTGACGTATTTTTAAAAACTGTTTCACTTTCTTTGGACAAGCGGGGTCGTTGATAGCGTTTGCTACAGTAATTTTGTCATAACCTTTTAAATTATAATTTTGTGTCTCTGACCACTCACACGCTTTTGCTCTGCTAGTGGTACTATCTAATTTATTATCTGTGAGATTTTTTATTTTGTTATTGCAAAAGTCCGTGTGTTTCTTAATTATGGCTAATGCGCTTTTAATTGATTCTCGATCAAGCATCACACCTCTCCAATTAATTTTTAGATCACAGAAAAAAATATCTTGTTCTAATCCTCTTAAATTTCTTAATCGCTTGCGTATTTCTCTCTCCGCAACGACATCTTGTTTACAATATTCAGCCAGTTCGTCAAACATCACTGGATCTTCTAATTTTTTTCCGCGATATGGTTTACAAAGTCTTTGAATTAATAATTTTCCACGTTTAGATTTTTGTTGATCTTCGTCCAGACCAAGTGCAACACCACATTTTGCTAAAGAACGTGGGTAAGATTGCGCTGCTGCAAGTGCTGCCGTGTCATTCCATTGTTTAATTTTTGTCTTAGGCCAATGTAGAGTGCGATGCCAAATTGCCATTTCAAATTGAGCATTCCACGCCCAGAGGTTCGCGCCTTTTTCAATCAAATCGAAAAGCATTTGAGGTGGATTTTGTCCCTCTAACCAAAGATACGGTTCAGAGTCATCTACCACCCAGGCTACCATTAACACTCTTGTTGTCTCATGGTCTGCGTATGCAAAAGCTCCTGTCTTGTATATATCAGCCTCAGAATATGTCTCAAAATCAAATGAAATGTCTGTCATAAAAGTTTCTTTTTAAGCCATTCTTTACTAATCATCTGCGCTTTCCCTACTTTTCTTTTTACAACGACACGGGTTCGAGTTTTTGGTATTAAATCTTTATCGGTAATTACATCTTCCTTCGTTCTACTTTTTTTGATATTTATTCTGTTTTTTAAAATCTCATAAGAGATGCCCGCTTTGCGGGCGATCTCAGCTACGTAGACAATTTTATTTGTATCTTCAGGAAATCTATTTCCGACATACAAATAAGATAAACGACTATTCATTAACTTAAAAAATCGTCATCATCATCTTCAACGTCAGCGATTGTTTCTTTACTGATGTCTTTAAAATGCTCATTTGTGTTAATGCCACCATCACCAAAACGATCACCATCTTTTACAAACTGCAAAGCTGTAAGGTTGCAAGAAATTCTTTTGCCATACTTGTTATCCATCGCCCATAAAGACACCGCAGCATTTACATAACAACCCGCATAAGGCTTACCGTCTTCTTCGACTAACGCTGACCTATCCCTATCAATAATTTGTGGACGCATGTTTGATGCCGCACGAATAAACATTGCATTTTCATAACCGTCATATGGTTTTGACTCGCCATCCTCCAAACAAACAGGTAAGCCCTTTGGAATTTTTTCACCAAAGGCTTCCTTTGCTTTTTCCTTTATTTTTGCTTTAAAAGATTTTATTTGTTCAGCATCTTTGTCTTTGTCTAACAACAAATTGCAGGAATATTTTGGTTTTTGTCCTTCCGAAAAAGCCTTTGCAGTCCATATTGCATTGGCAAAAGACAATCTTACATTCTCGATCATAATCGTACTCATGGTATTACTCCTCTGTAATCACGTTAAATAAAGTTTCAATTTCTGGTTTGATTGCGGGTCTGACATCTGACTCCGGTGCAAGCACAGGTCTTCCGTTTCCGCGAGTCCAAAGCTGTGTTACTTCTGCTGCTCGACCTTTACCCAATAATTTTTCTGCTTGAGCCGGTGAAACAAGTTTTGTAACTTGCGCTTTTTCCCCTAATAATTTCTTTAGATTCGTAGTCGCTTCTTGTTCATCTTTCCATTTTCTTTGTGTTCGTCCTTCTACTAATTTATAGCCAGATAAAATGCCTCCATCATTTAATATTCTTTGTGCTTGTTCTTGTATTCCTCTAGCCCACCCAATCAATGCATCCATTTTTGGTACAAGCCTTGCAATCTCATCGGCTGTAAGCGTATGAGGTACTTGCACTAAAAGTGGTGCATCTAAATCATCAAAATTAGATAAAGTTAAATCGTAATTGTGTTTCGCAAGAGCGCGACAAACAGGTTTTGCTCTACACCAACGGCAAGCAATTTCTGATGGATGAAATTTAGGATTGGGATCAAAGGTTGCAAGAGCAGCGGGGCGCACAACTTCCTCACCCCACTTAATTAAATCTTTTGCGCGAACAGAGTAACTATCAATGTGATCTAATCGCGGTTGTACTATCGACATCTTTACCATGTCAACTTGATTACTAAATTTATGCAACGCACCGAGCGCATATAGCATAAGTTGAGAGTTTTTTTGTGCGTTGACCTTTACGCCTGTCCCATATTTAAGATCGATGATGTGACAAACACCTTCATCAATAACAATGCAATCGGCTGTACCAAAACCGCCCGCTGCATAATCAGAATAATCGACCCTTAACTCGTAAAACTTTTCGCCTTCCTGCATGTTACAAAAATCAACGTAGGTCGCTACATGAATTGCCATCTCCTCATTTACATGAAAATTTTCTATCTCCATATGTATGTAAGTTTCTGGCGGTTTTTTGCTGTTAAGACATAATTCGGCTAATGCATGCGCTGCTGTGCCTTCTGCTGCAAAGTCGGAAGTGGGCGGTTCTGGCATACCAGATTCTGCAAGAACAGAACCAGGGCAGTTCATCCAACGTGCAGATGCTGACGCTGAAAGTATTGCGTGTTTATTCAAAATTTATTCCTATTTATTTACAACACAAGTTGTATCAATAGTTGACACAATAATTATATTTAAATAATATGTCAACAACTGCTTGTTGTTTTTATAGTTGTAAAAATAGTAAAAGGATGTTTAATGGATAATAATA